CGGCACGTGGCAACGCACGCAACAGACGAATGTGAACGCGTATCGGTCGTTCGTAGGACGCTTGATATCACTGCTCCATCGATGATGAGCCACGACAAGCGCGTCTCTCATTCGGATGGACCATCGATGGCATTACTCGAACGTCTGCTCTACGCCGCCGCGATCGCCTGCTTCGTGATCGTTCACACCATCGCCCTGCAACGAATCGATGCCGCCGCGTCACATGCGACCCACACGCCGTCCGTCACCCTGCAGGGGACGGATTGATCGCGCTCATCCCCCACCCGTCCCTGGCGTCGGATAGCTCATGACGAAATCGTTGCCGGGAATATCAGGGAAGCCGCGGAAATTATCGACATTGCCGAAGCGATCGCGGCAGGTCGCCAATGTCTTGTCGCAGCCGGCCGTGACGGTGAATGCATCGCCGGCCGCGATCGGCTCCGGCATGGCCTGCCACAGCGACAGCCGCACATGGCCCGGCGTGACGCGGTGCCGCTTCACTTCCATGGCGAGACCGGCATTGCCGCCGCTCGTCCACGTCAGACGCCCCTCAGTGAACAGATCATCGGCAAAGGCCCCGAGGCCACTCGCGGAGAGCATCGAGGTGCCCTCGAGCGTCTCGACCGCACCGCCGCCGCGCCAGCCCGCGAGATTGATGCGGCATTTGCCGTCGCCGAGATCGGCGCCGCAGCGCGCAGTATAGAGCCGCCCGCTCTCCTGCGACAGCAGCGCGGCAAGCCCGCGCAATTCGGCGATGAAGGCCGTGCCCGCGCGTTTCACCTCGCCGAGGGTACCGCGTGCCGTCAGCACGCGCAGCGCCACGTCGCTCCAGTCCACCAGCCAGGTCTCCACCAGCGCCGCATCGTAGCGCCCCGCCGCAAGATCGGCGTCGGTGAGGATGTCGTCGTCCAGCGCACCGGCGATATCGCCGCCATCCGCCGACAGATCGAAACGGCTGGACGCTTCCGATGCGGCAAGGCCGGTGCCGGCCCGATAGGTCACGCCATCGATGACCAGATCGCAGTCATGATCGGTGAAACCCGCGACGACGCCATCGCGCCGCGTCAGCTTCCAGACCTGCGCCAGTGTAGTAACGCCGGAATCCAGTTTCGCCTGCAGGGCTGCGGGGATGGTTCTCATATCCTGATCTCCACCAGCGGAATCTTCGGGATCGCACCAGCAGCAAAGGCTGACAGATCGACTTCGAGATAGTCGGTGTCGAAGCGCACCGGCACATCGAACTGGAAGCCGGCGGTGATCGCCGCCCCCGCAGCGGGAATGTGCCCGCTGGCGAATGTCACGCGGCCCGTTGCCACATCACAACTGAAGGCACCGGTCGCGATCTCGTTACCGCCAACGGCGATGCGCACGCTGCCATCGACTGGCTTGGTGATCGGCCGCTGATAGGGCGCGAACGCACTGCCATAGGTTTTCATCAGTTGAAACGATGCGGTTGCGCCATCACCGATGCCGATGCCCTGATCATCAGGCGAGACCGCGCCACCTGCCATGTTCGACGTCTGGTCGAGACGGTCGCGCCAGCGAAAGCCATGCAATCGCCCGCGCCGTTCCTCGAAAAACGCCACGACGGTCTGCAAAGCCGCCAGCGTCCTGATGCCGTAGCCCGCATCGTAACGGCGCCGCGAATGTGCCCAGCGTGCGTTGCGTTCCTCGCGTCCGGAGCCGAACGACACAATCTCCGTGCGCCGCTCCGGCCCGCCCGCGCTCTTCAGTGCTATGTCGAGCGGAAACAGGATGTCGTGAAACGGGGTCATAGCTGGTATTCCTTCACTCTCCTCTGGAGAGGCGAGCGCCCCGCGAAGCGGACACGAGACAGGGTTAGAGCGAAACCACGCGCATCGTCGATGAACAGTCGCCCCACCTCGCTCACTTCCGGCTTTGCCACGCGCGAGCGCCCCGCGCCCTCCAGCGAACCGCGCCCCTTGAGGATATCCGGTGCAGGAACATCCGGATTTGCCGTTACAAACCAGGCCAAACGGCTGCTGCGAAACTACAAACCTTCCGGGAGGCTCGCCAAAAAGTCGGCGATCCGCTGATAGCAATCAGTTTCGGCTTCGCAGGCACGATGGATCGATAAATTGATCTATCTCAAGATTGTCTCCGAAACGCGCAGCTACATTTGGAACGTCGCGATATGTCCAGACAATCGGGAGATGAAGCATGTACCGGCACATTCTCATTCCGACAGATGGATCGGCGCTAGCGGAGCTCGGGGTGGCGCATGGGTTGGCGCTGGCGAAATCCGTTGGAGCCAGGGTATCTCTCATCTACGTCGTGGAACCGTTTCCAGAAATGACAGGGCAGTTCGCAAGATATATCGAGCTGCGCAAGGACCAGGCCGCGAGCGCATTGGATCGCGCGGCAAATGCGGCAAAGGAGGCTGGTGTTTCCAGCGAGACGATCCAAGTGGAGAACCCGCAACCCCATCAAGGCATCATTGCAGCAGCCGAGGACAAAGGCTGCGACCTCATTGTTATATCATCGCATGGGCGCAGTGGACTTTCCATGCTTCTCATCGGCAGTGTGACAAGCAAGGTGCTAGCGCTCGCGAAAATCCCCGTGCTGGTTTATCAGTGAATGTGCAGATTGCTCGAGGTCAAATAAATCTGCCGGGAGATGGAGACAATGTCCGGCCGAGGTCATTCCCAACCGGGTTGGCCACCGGTACGCCAGGCATGCTCAACTGTGCCACTGAATGCGGAAGTGAGCTCCGGCGGCGACGCAGCGGGAGTTAACGCGATGCCTTAGACAGTTCGTTGATCCTCCGGCTGTTGCCAAGGACGAATTGCTCATAAACTGCGCTGACCACGCGCCACCGCTCGCGCGATCTGGCCGGTGACGTAGCTCTCTGAACGACGGAAACCATCGAGATCAGGCGTTGCAATCTGCACATTGATGGTGTTGCCGCCGCCTTGCGCGGCGACGCCGAGGCTGCCATCGGCGGCGCGTTGCAATGGCATGATCGCTTCCGGTCCGGCCTCGCCGGCCAGACCCGTACCGCCGCCGGGCATCGGGAAATAGCTCGGCGTGCCGATCACGCCGCCCGACGCGAATGCTCTGACCGGACTGCTGACCCCTGCCTTGCCCACGCCGCCGAACAGGCTCGAGACCAGCGAGGAAATGCTCGATGACATTGCGCCCGCGCCGGCCTGCAGCGCTGATTTCGCCGCCAGGTCCGACATCTTCAACGCCAGCGACTTCAGCACGTCGTCGAACTTCTGGCCCGATGCGACCGAACTCGAAAATGCCTGGGTCATGACTTTCGAGAAAGTCGTCGCCGCCGATGTCAGGCCGGCGGTCTTCACCGTCATGCTGTCGAGCGTGCCGGACGCCGCACTGAGATCGCTGGTGTCACTCATGCAAAGGCTCCCCGGAATCCGGAAACTGTTTCATCAGCGCGTCGAGCGCGCCGCGATCCATCGGCATGGATACAGGGCCACGCACCGCAGCGATGGCATGGGCCAGTTCACGCGGCGTCATCCGCCAGAACGCGTCGGGCGACAGCCGGAGCACGCCGAATCCGAATTGCATCGCCTCGGCCCAAGGAAACGGCGGTGGAAATGGCGCGGGCTGCGTCATCGCGCGGCCTGCGGCGTGTCGGTGAAGGTCGCTGATATCAGTTCGGCGGCGATGCCGACAAAGCCCGCAGCGCCGCCCGGCACTGTCATGGCCGCGACCTCGTTGTCGCTGATCGCCTCGCCTGCCCCGCGCAATCCGGCGCCGATGATGCGAATGAGATCGCGCGCCGACATCCGTCCGGAGCCGAAACGTTCGGCCAATGCCGCGAGATCGTCGGCGCCGAATGCGCTTTCGAGCTCGGCGAGCGCGCCGAGCGTCAGCACCAGCGTGCGGTTGCGGCCGCCAAGTTCGGCGGCGATCTCGCCGCGCAATCTGTTGGGCATGATGATCTCCTCACACCGCGGCAAATGTCAGCGCGCCGGCGGACTCAAGCGCGAGATCGAAACTCACTTCGCCATTGTGCTCGCCGGCGAATTCGAGACTGGCGATCTGGAACAGCCCGGTGATGGTGCCGAAATCCGGCACCAGGACCTGACAGTTATTGATGGTGCCGTCGAAGAACGCCTGCTGCACCAGCGCATCGGAGGCGCCGTCCTTGAACAATCCGCGGCCGGAGATCGAGGCGCGCCGCACGCCCGCGCCGGCGAGCAGCTCGCGCCAGCGATCGACGGATTCCGCATGGGTGATGTCAACGATCTCCGCATTGAAGGCGATGCGCCGGCTGCGCAGCCCGGCCACCGTAACGAAGGCCGTGCCGTTATGGATCTTGATCAGCAGATCCTTGCCCTTCTGTGCGCCCATCGCGTGCTCCCTTTAATCTTCTGATTCCGTGATGGCGCGAAACCGCACCACGGCGTGATAGGTCCGGCCATCGGCCTCGCGCCGGATATCGGCGATGGCAAAGCGCAGATTGACGAGGCGATGCCCCAATGGCGTCAGCGGCGCATCATCCAGCGCCTGCAGCAGCGCGCCGGTGATGACATGCGCCTCCTTGTGGCCGCCCTGCCGCGACCAGGCATGCAGCGTGAGCTGATGCTCCTGCACCTGGCCGTCATCGGCGGAGACATCGACGATGCGCGCATCGCCGAGCGTGACATAGGGAAACGCCACATTGGCCGGCGGTTCGTCATAGACGCGGTGACCGCCGAGCGCGAAACCCAGCGCGGTGTCGGCCTTGAGCGCATCAAAGATCGCCGCGCGCAAGGCGACGTGGGCTGCGGGCATGAGTGCCTCCGTGAGATTCAGTCGATGCACCATTCCGCATCGATCTCGACAAAGCGTCGATCGTCGATCTCGCGCAGCGCAGTGATGCGATAGATTTTCGCGCCGTCGATGAAGCGATGCCGCAGGGTCAGCGCGAAACCGCTGCGCAGGATGATGCGCAGATGCACCAGCGCGCCGTCGGCATCGGCCTCGACCTCGCGCGACATCCGCGCGGGCAGCACAGCGGCCCAGACGGTGGCG